AAGATCGATGCAGCAGCTAACGAACTACGTGATCAATTCACGGCTATGGAGCGCAATATCGAACTTCAAAAAGAAGCTGCTGCAAAGTCGGTTTCTAAAGAGCCTAAAAAGTTAGATCGTTCAGCTTCTTTTGAGAAGTACCTCCGTAAAGGATTTGGTGCTTTGAACGCAGAAGAGCGTAACATCCTGTCTAGAGGTACAGCTACTCAAGTAGTTGGAACTGATGCTTTAGGTGGATATGGAGTACCGCAAGGATTCTCCGGTGAGGTAGATATCGCTTTGGCTTTTACAGGTGAATTAGAGCGTTTGGCTCGTGCCTTTAATACTGAATCAGGTAATCTAGTTCCTTATCCTACGAACAACGATACTGCTACAGATGCTGTATTAACTGCTGAAGCTGCTGAAAGCACTATTCAGGATTTGACTTTAGGAGTTGTAAACTTAAATGCTTACAAATACACTTCTTTAGTTACAGTATCTGAGGAGCTTATGCAAGATGCTGGCTTTGATCTTACTGGCTTTGTAATTGAGCAACTAGGTGAGCGTATCGCTAGAGCAACAAATAGCGCCTTCACTGTTGGAACGGGTTCTTCACAGCCTTCCGGTTTGGTTACAGGATCTTCTCTAGGAAAAACTGCTGCTTCTGCAACAGCTATCACTAGCGGGGAAATCTTAGATCTTATTTATTCGGTAAACAAAGCATACAGAAACTCTGCAAGCTTTGGCCTTATGATGAACGATTCTACTGTTGCTGCTGTAAGAGCTTTAGGCTTATCGGTTACCAACGACTTCCCAGTCTTCGTTCCAAGTATGGCAATAGGTGAGCCGGATCGTATTATGGGTATCCCTGTATATGTCAACAATGACGTAGCAGCTATCGCAACTGGAGAGAAGTCTATCATTTGTGGTGATATGAGCAAGTTCATAGTACGCTCTGCTGGTAATGTAATTGTTGAGCGTATCGACGAGCAATACAAGTCGGCTGGAATTACTGCTTTCCGCGCGAAAGTTCGCAAGGATAGTCACGTATTGGATGCAACAGCAATCAAGCATCTTATCCAAGCTTAATGAAAGTTGAGTTTACTCAGCTAATGGTTGGGCCACAGGTCCGCTACGACATAGGCGTCGTAGCGGATTTGCCCACCATTGAAGCTAAGAGGTTAATCGAGGCAAACATAGCGAAAGCTGTAGCTGAGACACCTAGGAAAAAGGCTAGACAAGCAACAGCTAAAGCAGTAGAAAATAGAGGTTAATGGCTTTCGACATAGTAACACCACCAACGGAGGACGCACTTTCTTTGACAGAGATCAAAGAATTTCTTCGCTTAGATTCTTCAGATACTTCAGAGGACACCACGCTGGGCGTGTTCCGTTCTGCTGCATTATCTATGAGCGAGGAATATACCAGGAGGCTATTCTGTACAACTGTGATAGATGAGTATTTTGATTCTGCCCCAGCTTTCGACGGTGTTACTGATAGAGCTATGATCTACCTATCTAGGGGACCAGTGGCCAGCGTTACTTCTGTGAAGTATATCGATGAGCTAGGTGCTGAGATCACAGTATCTACGAGCGACTATACGGTAGATACGATCAGTGAGCCTGCTAGAATTATGGCCACCGATGGCTGGTTTGATGCGAAGACTACGATCAACGCGGTGATAATTCGCTACACAGTTGGAACCGCTGCTAGTGCAGTAGGTGCTCCACTTAAGCAGGCGATGCTTTTAATGATTTCAGATATGTACGAGAAGAGAGAGAACAGCGTGCACCGTATGCCTACCGCTTCTGAATACTTAATGAACCCTTTTAGACTGTTTAGATTTTAATGAATCCAGGTAAGCTAGATACTAAGATCACACTAGAAAACAGAACTGTAGGCAGTACCAATGCTTTCGGTGAGCCTGTTGTGACCTTCCCTACTCTAGCGATCGTCTACGCCTCTTTAGAGGACAAAGGCGGCAAGGAAAAAGAAGAGGCAGAAAAAGACACAGCCATAGGTAAGGCGGTCTTTATTATTCGATTCCGTACAGATGTGAGCACGACAACTCGGATCAGCTACAATAGCGAGATCTACGACATAAGAGCGATCAACGAACACGGACGAAAAAGATTTTTAGAACTCATCACAGAGAAGCGATGAGTAACGTAGATTTTAAGATTGAGCTACAAGGCTTTGAGAAAGTTAAGCGTAAGCTGGATATTCTCTATGAGGTAGATAGAACTAAACACAGGCAGTTCAAAAACGGTATTAAAAAAGCCGCGAATATCTATATCAAATATATGAAGCAGGAGCTCAATGGTGTAGGATACACTAGGAAGGTAACGCGTAAAAACGAAAGCGGAAAGACCGTGACTTTCAAAAGTGGAGCACTAAAAAAATCTATAGGATATATCCCTTCAAAATCTCAGCGCAGCCTTACTGGTTACGTAGGGGCAAGAAGTGGCAAGAGAGCAGGGAAAACTTTTGACGGTTACTATGCTTCGATAATAAACTACGGCAAGAACCCTGGAACATCTAGGGGCCGGGGATTTGCTGACAGGGCCTATTCTAAAGGAAAGAACACAGTACAGAAGGCTCTAGAGATAGAGGTAGCAAGAATACTGAACAAGACAATTTTACAACTAGCGAACAGCTAATGCAAGCAGGTAAAGCGATATATAACATACTAGCAGCAAGCGCAGTTAACTCTAGCGTAGGAGGTAGAATATACCCTCAAATAGGTCCACAGAATGCCGCCGCTCCTTTTATAGTTTACGTTTTAGATAGTACAGATCCATCGGATACCAAGAGCGGAGTGAGTACCCTAGATACAGCTATTTATGATGTGATAGTAGTCTCTTCAAGTTATTCTGAGATGGCTACAATATCTGACCAGGTGCGAGCAGCATTAGATAGATATGCAGGTACTGTGAGCGGTGTAGAAGTTCAGAGCATACAATTGAACAACATTGACACCGACTACGATCAGGACAGTGCTAGATATATGTCGGGGATGGATTTCAACATAAGAATTAAACTATGAGAATAACACTAACGAAAAAGCTTAAGAATGAGAGCGGCAAAGTGTTGCCCGCGGGAATGATCTTAGGTGTAACTAGAGAATACGGCCTTCAGCTTATTGAAGCAGGTAAAGCCGTTAATAACGAGGTTGATTCCTCACACGAAATAATAAAAGAACTTAACAAAGAATAATTATGGCAACATCAGGGGTTATGAATGGAACGCTTTTGGGCGTCTATGTGGGAAGCACTTTAGTAGCCCACGCAACAGAAGGATCGATTTCTTTATCGATGGACACTAGGGATATCAGCTCGAAGGATTCAGCGGGAGCTAGAGCTTTACTAGAAGGAATGAAAAGCGGAAGCATCTCGATGAGTGCTTTGTACGCTGAGGATAGCGCCTACGGTGCTGATGAATTATACACAGCTATGGCGGCAAGAACTCCTCTAGCGGTAAAGTTTAGCACAGAGGTAACAGGTGATCATTTTTGGTCTGCTTCTGCGTATTTAACTAGCCTAGAGGTTTCTGCAGGTACTGAGGATAACGTCAGTTTTTCAGCAACTTTTGAACTAACTGGGACAATCACATACTCAGCAGTATCGTAATATAAATCTCACACACAATACCTATTTATGACTAAGCAAGTAAGAATAAACGGCGAGGACTACCCTGTAAAATTTGGCTTTTCAGCATTGATAAGCTTCACAGATGCGGCAGGATTAGCTCTCGAAGATCTAGAAAATTTAGGGGACGGAATGACCCTAGGTACTGCATTGACCCTAGTATGGGCAGGGCTAAAAGACGGCGCAAGAAAAGAGAAGCAACCCTTCGATCTAACGGTTGAGGATATCGCTGACCTTATCGATGACGATCAGGATGCTATCAACAATGTTCTAGAGCTATTTGCTCAATCATTTACAGGTACGCAGGGAAAGTAGAAGAAGGAGGCACTGCCAGTAGCGGTGCCTCCTTTACTATAGACTACTGCGAAAAGTTAGCCCTGGGTTACTTGGGCTACAATTACGATGAGTTCCTGGATCTAACACCTCGAAGCTTAAGCAACGGGATGGAAGGATTCAACGAAAAACAAGAAGCGCATCAGCGGGATTCTTGGGAGGTTATGAGAACGCAGACCACCACAATGGTGAACCTGCAAGTAGATAAAGGCAAGAGGTTGAAACCAAAGGATCTATTTGAGTTCCCTTGGGATCAAAAGAAAGTAGTTAAGAAACTCAGCAAAGAAGAAGCTAAAGCAATCCTCAACAAATGGCAAAAACATTAGGGAGCACTAATTTAAGAGTAGGCGCGAATATCGGGCCTTTGAAGGCTGCCTTAAAAACTGCGAGCGCTAAGCTTAGACGTTTTGGAAGTACAGCTAAGAAAGTTGGTGGGACTTTATCCAGGGGCCTCTCTGCTCCTATTGCTTTAATAGGTGTTAGTAGTGTAAAGGTTTTCGCAGACTTTGAATCAGAGATGAGCAAAGTAAAAGCTGTATCCGGTGCCACAGCCGAACAGCTAAAAATGCTGACGGCAAACGCTAAGAACTTAGGATCTACAACAGTATTTACCGCTCGAGATGTTGCCTCTCTACAGGTAGAATTTGCAAAGCTTGGGTTTACCGCTTCAGAGATTGATAAGGTCACAGAGAGCACTTTATACTTAGCCCAGGCTAGTGGATCAGATCTCGCTAGAGCTGCTGAAGTTGCCGGTGCTACCCTTAGAGGATTTGGTTTAGAAGCTGAAGAGACAGGCCGCGTCACCGATGTGATGGCTTTAAGTTTTGCGTCTTCCGCTTTAGATATGGAAGCCTTTGCCGAGAGTATGAAGTACGTCGCTCCGATCGCTAATGCCGCAGGTATTGGGATTGAAGAGACTACTGCGATGCTGGAGCTTTTAGCCAATGCGGGTATTAAGGGCAGTATGGCGGGAACGGCGATGAAAAAAATCATCGGCGAGCTAGGATCTACTAGCGACGGAGTGGCTGGAGCTATTAAGAAACTAGCAAAAGAAGGCATCCAGCTTGCTGATGCTAAAGACGAGGTAGGCGAACGTGCTCAAGCTGCGCTTTTAGTATTAGCGAATGGTATTGATACAGTCGACGGCCTT